CGTCTCTTCTCGCGTTACAAACGCCACTTCTGCTGCCAATTACACTCGCAAGAGCAAGTGTAAACGCCAGGACATGATCGACGAGTTTCACCGTCTGTGCCCCACACTTCCCAAATGGACTCCTGAGAAACACGCTGGTTACATGGACAAGGCCCGCATTGAGTACGAGTCCGGACGCAGCAAACAAGCTATTGAAGCGAAGCTTGATGCGCACGATCCCGACAAGTCCGGATGTGATGTGTCGAATTCGCTTAAGGCTCAGGTTATAAAGAAGGATGAGAAGCGCAAGCACAATCTGGCCATTCCAGGACAGCTCATCTATGAGTACGACATTTCTCAGACTCTTGAGGATGCTGCGTACGCGTTGTTTCTTGAGGAAGAGCTGTTTGCTGCGTTCCCCGACATGTTTCTGTTCTACAGACGCATGAACCCGGAAGATTTTGAGAAGGCTTACCAGGCTCGCTGGCGCGTTGACAATGGGGTATACACGTCTGACGTCACCCGCTGGGACGTAGGCTGCGATGCGGGCGTCCTCAATTTCGATGAGGACGTTTTCCGCTCAGTTGGGTTTCCCTCCAAGTATGTCGACGATTACGTTACTCGCAGGCTTTCCACCAGGAGCCAACACGGTCCTCTTCAAACTGCCCAGCCGTCCGGTGACAGGTACACTTGGACTATGAACACCATTAGACGTGCCGTTGTCTCTTCCATTGTGCTTCAGGTGCAGCCGGAGGACACTTTGGCAGTCAATGGCGACGACGCCGCGATGGACCGGATGGCTGACGCGCTACCGTTTCCGGACTCACCTTGGATTTTTAAGAATCTAAACGGCATGCGTGGCGGATTCAGCGGCTACGAGCTAGGCGGGGCAAGACCTACCTACTCTGCCAGAGAGCTGTGGTATCGCACTGCCATTTTGCTGACACGCGACCCAACTGCTCAGGAGAAGTGGGTCAATTACCTTTCTTTGTTAGAGAGGTCTGACCCTGAGGAGTGGGAGGCTCTCAACGTGGCACAAATGGCTCATAAGCACATGAAGCCGGATTTGTTTGCATCCGCCCTTCCTGAACAATTTCACATTCATTTTCCAGGCGTCTTTGAATGAGACGCCTGACGCCACCAAGGAGCTTTCAACAAGCTTCTGTTTTCTTTAATTGGAGTTATCTTATCTTCCTTTACTCACCTCAATACAGTCTTTACCTCGCTTCACTTTCGGCTCTTTTCTCCTTCCCCTAGG